GGCGTGGCTGTCGTCAAAGAGGTTGCGGATGGTTGGAGGGAACTCTAAGATGTCGAACCGACGGAGCGACTTGGCAACGGTCTTTTTAACCAGTGCAAGGGTCAATATCGGCTCTATTCGCTCACGATTGTCATCAGTGAGGCGGTCGTAGTATGCCGACAGACGCTCGTCGAGGGTCTCCTTCTGAAGGGGAAGAATGCGGAAGAAAAAGAAGTAAGACAGGTCTATTGGATAGATAGAGTCGAATTCATCCGCAGTTCTGATTTTGCAGACACCGATAATCTTGTAGTATCGGGATTTACGCCATAGGGCAGCAGGAGAACAGGTGTCCCCACTATTGACCTCTGCCGACATAAGCTGCCGGATAATGGTATCCATAGCGTTGTAGTAGTTGTCCATATAGGAACGCTTCATTCCCTCAATCTCGTACTTATAGACATCCACGTGGTTCTTACGACGGTTGATACTGTCAAATATCAGCTGCGAAGCCATTGTCATATTGGCCACAGCAGAACGCAGGGACTCTGTCAGTGCATCGTCGGGATTAAGGGCGATGGCATTGAACACCTCGGCGGTGATGATGGTTTCCACACGCTTTCGGGCTGTTACGCCTGACGAGAGGAGGTCGTTTAAGTCCATATTCGTCTCGACACCGGGAGCATACTTGCTGAAGGTGCCGAAGTCCTTAAAAATATCTACTAAAACATTCTTCATGACTGTTGCTGATTAAGTCTGTCCTTGGGTGCTACATCTTCCTGTCGCTGCGGAACCTCACGATAGAAGCCTATGCGATAGCCCTGCTGCCAAAGGTCGGGGAAATTGAGGCGGAGCGCATAATTGAAAGGCTCGCAGCATATCTCGTCCTCGGGAGTTAGCGACATTATATATATAAGGTAGTTATAGTAAGAGTCCGATCCCGACTTACTGATGACACCGTCTTTATCCACGGCAGTAATAGAGGCATCCAGTCCGACACTTGAAAGCAAGGCTTGTTCGGTGCGTTTGTCGTAAGCTATCAAAGCCTCGATATATTCCTTGTATTTAAGGTCGATAGTCTCTATCTTCCATTGCTGCTCGTTACCTGATGAGTCCATAAACGAGATAGAGGAATAAGCCTTTCCCTGATTGTCAGAACCGCTCAAGTAGTCGCCTATCTTACGCAGCTCCAATCGCATATACTCCACAAGCAGCGACTCCCTGTATTCCGTGCCAATACCAATACCGTTGTATTTGACCAGCTCCTGCTTCTTCGATTTGCGGATTTTATTTTCCTCGCACAATTTCATTAGCTGGTTACGCTTGCTCGATACCCACGCATTGGGGATAATGATGTGTATCTTGGCAGCCAGCGAATTACGCAAGAAGGAGTTGATATAGGTGGCGGTCTTGTTACTGCCCTGAATATATGGGCGTGCGCCTTGGTGGGTTTCGTTCACACCATAGAACTCATCGACCGATTTCTCCCGATGGTGGGAAATGGCTGCGTACTGGTAGTTGTCTACTTCTGACAAATTAAACTTAGGGTATATCTTGTAGCTGCTTGCGCCATACGTCCATCTACCTACCGCTATATGACGAAAGTCGTTGTAGCTCATCATCTCGTAGGCTACATCCTGCCGTGTGGTGGCAAGACGGCAGTGCTTGTTCTCCATTGCTTCAAGCCCTGCCACTGGCTGCATACCCAATCGCTTACCACGGGTAAAACGCCACTTCACGAAGAAGTCGCCAAAGTAGTAGAAGTTCTTGATGCAGGTCTTGGCGAAAGCCTGTGCCGATGTTTCCATCCCACGCTCACACCACGTATTGAGCCACTCGTCCCACTGGGGCAGCGCAAGGTACTCACGCTTCATCTTGCCACCCTCTATCGTCTGCATATAGGCACATGGACCATGGCCATAGAGCATCTTTATCTCTTTGCTGTATAGGCGTGGTAACAGACGGTTCTCTTTAATCTCCGTCGTTACTTCATCGCACAGGGCGTTGTTCACACCACGCATACAGACTTGATACCCATTGACACTGAGCCACTGGTGTTCGTGCATGACTAACTGTCTGCCCTGCGGTACGAGCAGTCCAGGTGTTCCAAACACCTGCTTGCCCTCGCCTATCTGAAAGGATAGTACGTTGCCGTCCATGATATATGTACCGGCATTGCCGTATAGTTCTATACTGTCTGTCATAACCAATTTATCTTGTGTAGTTTATATCCATCCTGTGGGAAGCCCATATACCTGATGAGTATGCGGTAGCACATCTTAGGTTCTCCATGCTCGTCCTCAAACAGAAAGTAGTTCTCCGAGTCCACGCCAAACCTATCCTGTGGTAGCTGGGTGCGGTACTTGCAATGTGGTTTCACTATGAGCTTATCCCCTGCCACGCCCTGCGACCTCGAATAAGGGAAGAAGCACAGCGTGAAGTCGCCACCAGGGAGCTTGCTAATCTCCCTTGCCCACTGCATCGCATTGATGCCGTCCATTTCGATTGCCTTCTTCATCACTTGCGAAATTACGCAATTCCCCTATGGGGGCAAAGGACGGCAAATGGTGGCTGGCGTCATATTTCCGTGCTTTTGAGGGGTTGCACCTCAATATCCAAAATCAGCGGTGCGTGCTGATAAACGCCGTTTATTTATTTTTGTTTTTGATTTTCAGAACGCAAACCGTTGATTTTCAATAAAATAAGTTTTTGACCTATGTAAATAGTCCTTATTATTGCCTATTTTTGCCAACTTTTTATGTTGCTTTTGCTACATTATTGGGGCTTAAATGGCTAAATTTTCGGGCAAATCATCGGGATAACTGCTTAATTCTTTCTTGATAAGGTCGGAATAAAGGCCATAAAGCAGGTAAATCATTGCACTTGGGAGCTGCGTCGTTAGCCCTGGTCGCCGTTTCAGTTCCTCCTTCTTCTCCGAGGCTTTGTCAAGCTCTATTTTGCCGTTGGTTTTCTTGAGCGGGCTGATAAGAATGGCACTGCACAGGTTAGGGCACTCGTTCTCATCGATGCGCACCTTTGGGAGCAAGGGAAGTTTCTCGCCAAAGAGCAACTGGCACAGGCGGAACTGCTGCCAGTGGTAGATGGTGGGCGCACCGTCGTTGTAAAGGATAACAGAGAAGCCGTAACTCTCCAAAGCTGCCTTCATTGTTAGTGAGTCGGTGGTTATCTGCTCCAGTTCCTCACGTGTCTTGTTGCCGGCACGGTCGGGGTAGAGGTGGATAACCTTATTTACTGCATCTGTGCCGAAGAACGAGTACACCTGCTGTGCAAGGTTCTGCTGGTCGTCGGGTATGTATGCCCAAAACTCCTTGATGATGTCAAAGCGACCCCCATAGTCTTTCTTCTGTCCCACGATGAGCGACTGGAAGTTGCCAGGGTCGTAGCCGATGTAGAGTGGTTCTCGTTTATCGTAGTGGCGCAGGTAGCGTGCCGTGAGCAAAAATTGGTCTTTGAGGTCGAACTTCAGTATCTGGTCGTAGATATAGCTGTCCTTGAACTGATGTCGCTCGTGATCGTAGGTTGTGAAGAACTTGTTGGTTACCTCCTTATGGCGAATGGCGCAGATAGCCGTGAGAAACTCGTCCATATCAAGCGTGTCGAGCTGTGTCTTGAAGAATTTAGGACCGAGAATGTCCTTGTTGCAGAATGATGATGCACGGATATAGTAGATGGCGTTACGGCGCATATCGGCAAGGCGAGGCTTCCAGCGTGCCACAAAGGCATTGAGCCGCTCGTTTTCCAGTCGTATCTTCTCCATCATGACGGGGTTCTTGGTGTTTCGCAGCTCCTGCTGGAGGGTGAACTGCTTGTAGAGCGACTGGTTGATGGAGAGCGACACCGAGGCTATCTCCTCGATGAGCTGGCGATCCATCTTGTTCTCGTATTCCTCGAACCAATCGTCCTCACCCAAATCGACACGGGCAGTATCGCTCACTCCCGTAACACCCTCGTAGTAGGCCGACCGTCTAATCTCTGCCGAGCCACCACGGAGCGATGGGAACAGGCGCGACTTCAGCTTCTCGCCGCTGTTGTGCTTCATCTCCTCCACGAAGGCGTGTACGGCGTTACGACCTGCCACACTCTCGGGCTGGTCGGAAGACACGAGCTGCAAGTGTGCTCCGTTACGGAAGATAACGGAGTGCTTGGCGTAGGCTATGGGGTAACGGGGACGGCGGAAGTGGGAGGGCAGCTTTGACTCGCCCACCACATAGTCGATGCCATACTCCAGCATTGCCCTCTGCTTACCGTTTACCATGACGGGACGAGAGAACGATGCCTGAATGTTAGGCCATACGTTGGTCATCAGGGCAACGTAGGTCTTGTGTACCAGGAACGACAGCTCGCCCGGCATATCGTTCGCCACACGGATGAGCCGTGGCACAATCACACCCTCGGTCTTACCCGTGGCACGCGCCCACTCGGCATAGAGCATATTGGGGTCGATGATGTTCGCCAATAGCTGCACGTGGTTCATATAATAATGCTCGAAGTCGAGCGTAGGGTTCTCGGTTGGTTGCATATCAATCATTAGGCAGTTCCTCCACTATTTCGGCATCCTGAATATCGGCATCACGCAGCAGACGCTTCTTCTCCTTGTTCTCAATGGGCAGGGAGTCGATGAGTGTAACATAAAATCCTTGGTTGTGCTTGGCTGCAATCTCCTTGAGGTTCTTCTTCGAGAAGCCAAGTTCCTCGGGGGTTAGTTCAGGAGAAATTAAGAAGAGAACTCCTAAATCCCTGTCTGCCTCTGCTATCTCTGAAGACCTACGACGACATTCCAAGGCAGCGTCATAGCATGACTTCATACCCTTGTAGTCGCGATTGAGGGCACAGAGTTTAGCAAGATCCTCATACTTGTTGGCAAAGTTGCTTTCCCAAACTTTAATGGGGACATTACAATCCACCTGAAAGTAGTTGATAGCCTGATAGATTCTCGCCATACAGGTACGTTCCTCTATCTTTAGCCGTTGCTCTGCATTGATACGGAGCTTCAGCTTTTTGGCAGCTCTTGTAATGTTACACTCATCGACTCC